GTTTCCACTTGAATCGTATGTGATGGTTTTAGTCAGATGCGTTGCTCCATTTTCATCCGACTCAACAACCTGAGTAAGCGCACCATTTGTATAGGTGAATGCCTTACTACTAACTAAAGTAGATTTCAGACTGCTCGTATAAGTAGTCATTGCGGTAAGCGCTCCAGAGCTAAAAGTAGACTCAGTATAATCATCAGACGGGGAAGTGGAGTTACCCCCGCCTCCGCCATCAATCGAGTCAATTTGGCTCTGAAGACCGTCAATTAATTCTTTAACCTTTGATCCAATCTGGGAAAATATTGTAGTCACTTTAAGTCCAACTTTAAACTATTTTCTACATCCTCGGCACAATACCTAATAACTCGTGCGTTTATTTTTTTTTCCCGCCAGTTAAACTTCTTACTCCATGTGCGTATCGTTTTATTTGAAACTTCCATTCTTTCCCTTATGAGCCTTCCTGATACATATCTTTTACAGAGCATCCTATAATTATCAATAAAGTTAATGAAAGTTCAAGTAAATTGTTACCTATTTAACTAAGTAAGGGCGCTCAGAAAATCTTCGACTGCTTGAGCGGCGGTTCCCGAAAAAGCAACTTGCTCTCCAATGCCAAGGTTTAAAGCGTCACCAAACTCAGAGTGGAAATGACTAAAGCGAGGGACTATCGTACTTGAGTCGCCTGAGTAGTCTCCAGAGAGACCAGCAATAAAATTATCCATAAATCGATCTTGCTTACTGTCGTCTTCATAAAAGTTAGCGACTTCCGACTGGTCAATATTTTGCTTTAATCCAACCACTTCATTTAGTCGGAACATAATATTATCTCGATTTATGTTTATGTCATTCAACAATGCCTTAGATGGATCAATTTCAGCTATTGTCGCAATTAGCTTTTCCTGCCCCCTATCGACCAGTGCACCGTTTTTACTAATTTTATAATCAATACTGCCCATTGCCTTTCAATTCCCTGACATCATTTCGAAGCTTTTCTATTTCGTCCTCGTTGCCTTTAGTGTCAACCTTGTCACTCAGTCTGGTTAAAACTTCAGGCAGATTGTTTTGTTTTTTATCAAAAGCTACATTAGTGGCATATCGAACCCTCTGACTTAATCTCCTACGTGGCACTTGTAACTACCTCCCCAATTAACTTAGTATTAACTCCAGACACATCAAAGGTTCTGCCTAGTATTTTAAAAGGCTGATCCACTCCGCTTAGCGTAATTGTATCCTGAAAATAATTACCTTGAGACAAAACTGGAATCATTATCTCAGAACTCAAGTCTACAAGTTTTTCATTAAATTCAATAGTTTCAGATACCTGACTAGTAGAGAATGTTGCCAATGCTATGTCTGCCGTGACTGCGGTGTCAACATAACCATCTTCAACATAATCATCATCAACATACTTTCCATAATCAAATATATCTGACATATGAAGTGCATACGAACGAAGTTTTTTTTCTGAAAACCTGTCTGCAAAATCATTTTTACCAAATTTTAAAACACAAGGATAGTCTGCACCATCTCTTGAGAATTCCCTATACGGCCCCCTGCCCGCCTCATTAGAACCATAACCGTATCTGACTATTCTTGCACCCAAGTTCTGAATCGCCGACTGGGTTGAGTCTATAATTTGAGAATCCTGATAAAGAACAGATGAGTATGCCAGCGGAGATAGTGTTCTTTCTACAACATGACACCCCATTAAAAACCTTCTTGTTTTAATAATACCAGAAGCGAAAACATTAGCCATTACCGTAAATGGCTGATCGATAATTGAAGTAGTATTATTAATCATATCGAAAGCTACTACCCCCCACTTTAAGACCCTAGATGTGCCAACCGATTCATACATTACAGGAGAGTTAATAAATATCTCCTGAGTTATACTATTCTCCTCCGCATAAACATACTCAGCTTCATCACTTGAAGTAAATCTCCAAAACTCCTCGCCCATCATTAACGGTGCAAATAATTCAGGCTCTACGCTGGCTGGAGTTATTGAAAAAACACCATTATATCCAACAAAAATCTGCCTTTGCTCGTTTATATTAATTATAGTGTTACGCAGATCAGCAACCCGCTCACCCTTATATCTCTCCTCGTAATAGAATGGGCTCAAATTGTCACCCCTACTAATTGCTAAATATCCTGTCTGCCGATGTACTATTAACTTATCACTAAGCTTAAGCATCTTTAATATTTGTGAGCCATCTTCAGGAAAAGTAATGGCATCCGATGCCTCCCTTGAGATAGAAGAGTCTGAATTAAAAATATCAGGCTCTTTAAGTAATACAAAAACAACCTTATCGCCTGTTGCATAAACATCATCGGCATCTGGCTCCGCTCCTGAGTTAGTAACAACCCCCGATGATTGCCTATAACTATCTCTAAGAGTTAAAACAGTTTCGTAATTATAATAGTCGGACTCAATTTTTTCCACTACTGCATCATATACACCGCTCTTGCCCGTGGAGTCGGTTACCGTCATTCTTATTTGATCTCCCACCAGAACTGTAGAGTAGCTATAACTACTATGATCGGTATCTGAAAGAGCACCATCTATGTAAAAATCTAAGTTATTGTGATAAGGATTAAATACCGTGGATGCTAAAAACCAATGACTAAGTACAGAGCCACCTCCCGTCCAATCGCCTAAGTAGGGGATTGAGTCAGTAGTTTCATAAATTGAAGTGTCTGAGGAAGAATTAGCTATTCTCCATGAATTTGAGATATTAAGCATTCTGTAGCCATTAGAGTTTACAAAAACAGATGCGTCGCTAGTAGAGTCATACCTACCGTTCGCATTACTGTCAGAGAATCCTACTGCATCGTAAAATCTTCGCTGCTTAGTCCCGCCCATTTGATAAGGAATCTTAATCTTTTTTAATACACCATCAGTGATCTCAGAAACTGTTGCTTGGTAGTTTTGTCCAAAAAGATTCGGAGCAGAGCGAGCTTCGCCAGAAGTTAAAGCAAGTCGCCATGCAGAAAACTCTATCGTGTGTACTACTCGGTAAGTAAAAGTATAGGTATCATAATCAAAAAACTCTTCTGGGGGACGATAAGGAGATTCAGATGCCCCCATAAAATAAGTAAAGTTATTATCTATACTTTCATCAAAGTATTCTACATCTGCTATAAATAGCCTGCCATCAAATTCAGATATTGTACCTACTCTTATGATGCCTCTCTCCCGCAGAGAGAACATTGGAAAAGCACAAGGCCAATCAGGCCGATAATAAAGAGGTAAGTCTAATCCATTGTTTATTATTAAATATCCATCAATTGCGACTACTTCGATCTTCTTTGCCTTTAAGCCATAAAATGCTGCGGTCGATGCCTGCTTTGAAGAGTAATTAAACTCATCAATATTATACAAATTTTCTGCTATTACTTTCCATTGCTTGGATGATTCATTAAGCACATAAACTTTATCACCTGAAGCGGCAACCAAGTACATATTCCCCTCAGAACTAAACTGCTTAAGTAGCCTAACAGGAGCTGCCGAGCCTAACTCATCGCATAATGTTCCATCAAGATTAAGCCTACTCCACCCTTCTCTTCTTACCTCCCCGTCGGTTTCCCTGCGGAAGTTGATTTTCTCAACATAATTAGCTGCCCCAGTTGTATCCTGAGAGTGCGACCCAGACACAAGCTGACCACCATCGGTAGCCATTACTGAATAATTCCTGTATTTTGGTTTTGTTGCCATTACGGAAATACATATCCAGCCTCCATGTACGCTGTATTCTCAAGTGTTTCTACTCGTGCAAGCAGAGCGTCATATGCAGCGGTTAATGCCACATTGGAAGCAATTAAATTATCATATGTGGTTTGAAAGGTGGCTAAGTTATTTTGGAATATTACATCTTGGGATTCTAGCGTGGTAGCTCTAAGCTCAACCGCATCTATTAAGCCGTGTATAGTACCTAGACTTACCACTACTCCGCCTAAATCTCCATCGTTGGATGTAATTTGAGCCTGAAGTAATCCGACTTGAGTAGTAAGGGCTAAAGCGGCGGAGGAATCATTTGTTGTTATGTGCTCCTGTAGTTCCTTTAAGGTATTGTATGCATCCCCTGCCCCATTTAATAAACCGCTTATTTTGGTATCAGTATAGGTATTAGCAGAACTAAGCGTGGTTGCATCGTCTGCCCCAGCCTCTGCTCTAAGACTAGATACAGCGGCTAACGCATCTGTCCTTGTGACGCTTATTGAGGCTTTGAGGCTATTAGTTAAAACGCCTATGCTTGTTCTCACACTAGCAAACTCCGCATCCTCATGCACACGATTCGTTGTTACCGTGTTCTCTAGAGCAGTAGTTCTGCTGTTAGCTTGGTAAATTGAAACCTCGATCTCATTTCTAACTTGATCGGAGTGATTGTACAGAGCTTGCTCTTTCGTGAATAAAGATACTCGAACATTAGCTATTGATACCTCTATTTCCTGCTTAGCTAAATCAACAAGAGGCTGCGCAATACTAACAACAGATGGAGTAAAAAGACTAACCTGATCTGTTCTCCATCGAGCCACATAAAACTTCTGATCTACTTCTTCTTTGTCGTAATGTTTATCGGCAATTGTGTATGACTCATCCAAGAGAACTTTATTGTCTCTTATCATTGAAAGAGTTTCAGCAGGAGTCATAAATAAATCATCTACTCCTACTATCTCAGTGACATTGTGACTGTGGGTACTAGGTGCAAAGTCAGTCAAGTCCTCAGACTTCACATATCCAAGCAATGAGCTTGCTGTAAGGTAATCGCTATGGACATGGTTAACTGGTGACTTGGATGATATAAGTGTAGTTAAATCCGCAACTTTAACATCCAGTAAACTTTGAGAAGCGTAATTAGATGAAATCCCACCAAGGGTTAAATTTACCGTACTAATATCCGCAGTCAGGGTGTTATTAATTGCGTTGATTTTTGAATCAAGCAAGTCCTGTTGGGTGTCCAAAGTTGCAGTTACTTCAGCTACTGCCTGCCCAATATTTGTAATCCTTGTGCCAAATTCATCTGTAATCGCTTGGTCTCCCTCTTGAACCTGAGTCAAGGTGGGATGCTCCGCAATGTAGTCATTTAAATTCTGTTGCGTTTGATTAGATAAAGCAGTGAGTGCAGAAATCTGCGACTGCAATTCTGTAACTGACTGACCAGAGGCAATTGATCCATTGGCAATATCATCGTTTTTGTGAGCAAGACTCTCTATTAGTAGATTAAAGTCAGACTCAACTAAACTTTGGCCTGCTGAAAAGGTTGCTTTTAATTCTGTTCTACTAGCCATTTCCTACTACAAAGCCTCCTGTTTGGTTTGATGAAGATGCACTTGATGTATTTGCTACACGATACTTCTCTGCATCAAAAAGACTTCGCCTTTCTCGTTGATAATTTTGAAAATTGGCGGCGGCGGCATTCTGCTCGTCGTTAACATCTTTCATTGAATGATATTTCACATAATAATATACCGCCAAAGCTGCATCCTGTCCAAGAGGAGTAACCTGAGATTTCTCCTCAGTAGTTGCCTCAAATAACGGCGGATAATTTACCTCTTGATTGAACTTTATGCTAAGGATTTCATCTTCTCCCAAAAGCGGGGAAGTGTAAAACTTGCCATTATCAAATACTATCTTTCCTTGATATCCAGCACTTCTACTAACAGAGCCACCATCAAGAAGATTGTATCTTGCTTTTGCGGTATAAAGCTGTGGGCGGAAATAAGTACTAGTAGTTTCTCCCTTTGCTGTATCTGGAATCTTCCTTATAACGATATCTATAATTCTTGCATCACTATAATCAAAATCTCCAATATGAGCGTGACCCTCACTGTGTAGCTCTAGGTCTGATCTAGTGTAACCAATCTCGGTAGGCACTGACCTATACTGAGGTATAAATCTCTGGAGATCACGCACACCATGTGAAATCATGCGATCCCTAAACTTCTCGACTCCTCGCCCTCGGCGAAGCCCGTCGGCAAGCAAGAGCTCATTTACTATTTGATTGAATTTTTCCCACGTCTCCATTTGTCAATCCTAACGCTTCTAATGTTTTTTTGCACTTAAGCCTTGCGTACATTATAGGAACTAAAATCATAATTCCCACAACAAGACCAACTAGTTTAAGAATATCGTAAATCCCGCCTTCGATCTTTTCGATAAATGATTTATTTTCTCCAGATGCCTGAGCCACTAAACTTAACAATTCTTGATACTGCTCTGGTTTAAAATTTGAGCTACTGGGTTGATCCTGAACCTTAAGCACCTCCCCCACAGAGTAGCCCGCTACTGCACCCAGTCCGCCCACAACTGGGCCACCGAGACTGCCTGCACCTCCGCCTGCTCCAGCTCCAAGTGCGGGATAAAGAGAGGACACCTTGCAGGAGCTCACTAGCATTAATAGAATGGAAGCAAAATATCTCATTCTATGATCTATAATACCCCGTTACATCTCCGCTAACCGAATATTCATCTAGGGTTCTGTGACAAAAATACTCTTTTGTTGTTCCAGCAATTAATGTTTCCGAGGCTCCTGAATCCTGCTTAAAAATTTCTAAAGACTCGACCTGAAACTCGGATTGTCCTTCACTGGCAAAAGCAATGACATAATTCTCCTCGTTATCAATTTCATCAAGAAGTGCATTGCCTATTGAAGTAAATGTCTGAGCCCCACCAGTGCCAGCATCTGGCACTAATGGTATATAACTTCCCGCAGAGTACCGCTCGACCTGAACAGTAAAATCAGTTCCTGTGCGAAGGATTGTAGCACGATGCCAAACATTTAAAGTAACTGGATCAGCACCTGATATTACTTGATCAGTGTATCCAACTCTAGCCACCAAGGAGAGGTCAGGTTTTACTCGAATTGCAGCGGCAGGATAATTTATATCAATACTTGCTCTTTCGGTATAAATTCCAAGAGGGGTTACATCAGCAGATAAACTCTTTATCTTGAAGTATACCGTAAAGGTAACTTGAGCAACATTAGGTACTACTGGAACAGAAGAAAAAAGTGAAGTATCCGCAGTGGTAGTTATGTTCAAAACCTGACTCCTGCCAAGTGGAGTAACCTCATCAACTCCCCTGAAATCAATTGAAGGGGAATCAGGAACTAAACCAAAACTGCTACTTTCATCAAATTGCCTAGAAAATATAATACTCTTACTATACACATCGACATTAGTAGAACCGCTGTTAGTTATCCTAAATGACTTTGCCACGGTATTAGGTAATGCAGATACTCCAGTTACCTCAAATACTCCTGTCAAATTTGGCCTTGAGCTGACAAGTAAATGACTATCGCTAACGCCTATAGCTGGATCAAAATCAGACTTTTGATATTTATCCTTACCAATTGAGTTTAATTTTATTGTCTTCATTTCGACTCCTTTAATTTTTTATAAATCACAATTCCCATGTAAACACAGGTTAAGGTTGCAGCAGATGAAGCAGCGATCATATGGTAATCAGCTAAAGTCATGGCAGCAATCCAGCCGACTAACCCGACCGTTCCATGCTGATCCATTACTTCTTGCCTTTCTTGGATTTCTTTCCGTCTGTAATCCCTTTAGCTAAGAGACTACCTTTTTCATCAACATCTATTACCTTAACCAAGTCTTTTGGATCATCGGATGGTGACTCGGTAGCGGGGACGGCTGGCGTTGGCTCCGCATAATCCGCAACTGGATTTTTGGCTGGTTCCTGACGAATTGTGGAGAACTTCCGATACGCTATCTCCTCCCCGCCCTGTTTTTTTTTGAACCAATCCCAAACTTCATCGGTTACTTCTTCTACCCCTCGCAGTTTAAGCAATTTCTTGCCTGTCGCATCGTCAACTTCAGCAATGCCGATCCATGATGAGCCTAGTAGTAATGGATGAAAATCATCAAATCCATCGTAGTCTAAATTAATATTTAAAAATTTAAGTTTCATTTTTTAAAAAAAAGGGAGGCAATCCCAATTGAGACTGCCCCCCGATTTGGATGAGTGGATGAAAAAAGGAGGGCGATCAGAAGGAATGCTTCGTTCCACCCAAAGTGAACTCAACTGAATCAGAGATATTCTCAATGATTAAGTGCCTATGAGGGCGATCCATCATAGTAGTCCATTTTGTGGAGCGAAGATTAAAAGTCCTTTTAACCGAATCCATACGGCAACTGTAAAGGCGATCAATCTCAGGATGAGGCTGATCACGAGTTACTGAGTTAGTTCCAGCAATTCCGATCTTCACATCGCTCCAGTCAACCAACCATAACATACGATGAGTTGAAGTGAAGCTAGATGCATCCGAACCGCTGAATACATTGTCGGCTGACTTGTTGCCGTCTAGTAAGTATTTCTTTCCAGTACCAACATTTAACAGATCGTCAAACATTGGATCATGGAATACTGCCAACTGAACGCCTACATCTGGAATGTCATAAACATTGTAGTTGAAGAGAACGATGCCGTTGTGCTCAATCTTCTGATTGATCTGAGCATTACGCTGAACTTCCCATCCGTAGCGAAGTTTGTAATAAGCGTTAAATGCTTCGAAGATTTTAACAGAAGTAAGACGATCAGTCATTACATCGATTGTTGAAATCGTATCCCCGTCCTGCTCACGATTTCTCTTCAAGAAGTAGAGATCGGAGAAAAGGCTGTCCAAATCAAGTGCGTTACCGCCTTTGTCTGCAACACGACCACCTTCGTTAAGAAGAGTCTTAATACCGAGTGCGTTGGACTTGTACTCCAATGTGCAGTTAGTATCTTCAGGATCGGTAACAGCAGGAAGCTCCATGTAAGTTTCGGGCTTTTGCTTATTATTCAAAGCCTGATTGTACCATACGGCGCGTGTCCACTGGTCTTGAGAAACTTTTGCAGCAATCTTATTTTGCTCTGCAAGAGGCTGATGAACCATCGATGATAAATAAGGATTAACCTTACCGCTCATAATGTTATTAAGTGTTTCCTTGTAGGAATCATTAACCTCACGAGATTCACGAGTTGTTTGAAGCCAGTTAACAAGCAAGCGAACAGAAAGATCAGTTGGTTGATTTCTGCACCACGCTTCGTAATCATTAACATTGTTGGCAACAGTCTGAAGAATTCCAGCAGTTGGCTGATAATCAGAGGCAATTCCTGTAGGAACAGAACCGTCTGAATTAATATCTTTACCTACTGGTCTTAAGATAACATCGGCTTTAGCAACTTTTACAGAACTTCCACCTGAATCAGCAGCATCAGCGTTAGTAGCACCAACGATCATAAACTGAACCTCTTTGCTGTTCCCTGCACTGTCCCAATGATTAATAATTACATAACCAGCAGGCAGGAAGTAACGCTCAATATTCTCAATTGGGGTTACCCAATCTGATCCACCAAGGTTTACGGTTGCTTTCCAGTCTCCAGAGGAGTTTGTGTATGAAGGATCATACGCATCTGCACCAGTTGCGGACTGCCCTGCTTCAATTGCAAAGTAATTTGCATTGATAACAGAACGCTGTCTGCGTTGGATGTAAGGAAGTATAATTGATTGCTCAGCAATATTTTGCTTATTAATAAGAGGCTTAATATTCTGAACCGAACTTGTAAGCAGAGTAGTAAGTCCACGCTCTTCAATCCCTAAAGTCTTTGCTTCGGCTGCGGATGCAATAACTCTTGCCAGATCAGTTTCTTTATTACCTAAAGCTTCAAACTCTGCTGGAGTAAGACCTTTAATGTGTGCTTTAGTAAGAGTACATCCTGTTGAGCTATCGACTTTTACTATACGAGGAAGAGCTTCATATCCTGAACCTCCTGCTGGTATAAGTTGGCTTGCACCCGATGCGGATACACCACTTAAATCTTGAGCGGCATAACTTGTACCACTTCCACTTGAAAATTGACCTGAGTTAGAAACTTGATTTGGCATGATATTAATATTTAATTGTTACCTATTTATTTAGATGAGTAACATCATAACCAAAAAAAAGACCCCAACGCTAGTTGAGGCCAAAAAAGTAGTTTTTTTGAGGTAAAGTAGTAAAACTACATCATCTCTTTATTATCAATTCAGGCATTTGGTTTTCAAAGACCCAGCAGGCTGAGCACTTTATTCTCTGATGTATTATCAGAAGTTCCTGATGGTAAGGTATTTCCAGCTCTTGGGGCTGGGCTAGGCACTCTTGGAGCGACTTGGGTAGGAGCTGGGGCGGCTTGCTCAACATTTTGCGAATTACCCCTTATGTAACCTGCGGACTCAAGTTTCTTGCGAGTATTTGAAATTTTATTTGCAATCATTTCCTTGGAGCGCAGTGCAAGCAACTTTACGACATCGCCTTCAGAGAAAGTATAATACTTTTCTTTTTCTGCGACAGGAACCGTATTATATCTTTCCATCCTTATGAATGTTTTACCGTTACGCTTTGTGTTCCCACTCTTTATAAACTTGTCCTGCTCATCACGGATAAACTCATTTATGGCGGACTGCGTAGGATCACTATTATTTACATTTTTTGTGCCATTCATTACAGAAAGAAACTCAGTTGCCATTTCAAACGACCGATTAATAACTTCAGTTATAATGTTTATTTCTAGTGGGTTCTCGCTGGCAAACTTCTTAATATCCTTCATTTCCGAAGAAAACTCTTCTGGAACCGCAGAGTTAAAAACCTTCTTAGCTTCAGCTATTTTCTGATTTGCCACAGGTTCCTGCTTCATTCGAAATAGTTTCTGCTCCTGCTCCCTTATCTTGGGCTCGTATGCCTCCTTGGCGGCTGTAGTTGCCTCAGATACGATCTTCTTTCTTTCTAAATCCTTGATGTTAGCTTTAGGGCGATTTAACTCCTGAAAGTTTTTCCATTCATCAGTCTTAGAGAAATCTTCGCCATAAGCGTTGTCCTTGTTCTTCTCAATAAACTCTTTCTGCTTCTTGAAATAACTAAGATACTTTTTATCCAACCCCTGATGCTCCTTGCTGTTTGCTGAAGCCCACTGAGCTAACTCATATCTTTCCTTTTCCTCTGGAAGTAATTCCTCAATAAAAGGATCAGAAGATAAGTCCTGTATGTTATTTTTTACAGAAACTGGTGCTCTAGGTGAAGGTTTAAACTCAGGATCAACAACTTTTCTTTTGATTCTTTGCTTTGGCTTAGGCTTCTTCTCTGGCTTATCAGCGGTTGCCTCTGGCTCAGAAGCTGCCTCTGGCTCAGGCTCAACAGGCTCGTTTTCAATATCGTAGAGAGCACTCTGCAAGGAGCTTGGTGGAACAATCGGCTCCTCAACTTCCTCTTCTGGCTCTTTCTCTACGGCAGAATATAAAGCATCAAATATTTTATTACCTGATTCTTTTTCTTCTACTGGTTCATCCTTGTTTTCGTTCTCTTCCATAAATTACTCCTTAATAAATATTCCATCAACCATCTTACCTTTTCTGTCTTTAATATCTAGCCATGCAGTATGTAAACAGTCTGCTAATGAGACTTTATTGCGCATACATATATTGATTAATATAACTAGCATATCCCCAATATCATCAAGAAGGCATTCGTCCTTGCACACAGAATCACTTAACTCTCCAACTTCTTGCATTAACTTTAAGACCTGATCTTTATCGGTAGAACCCTTGATTAAATTTCGATCTATATGCCACCGTTCAACTTTAGCTTCTAAATCATCCATATCTAAATCATCCACTATGCTGGGGGCTGCGGTGCAGCAGGAGGTGGCTGGGGGCCAGCCTGCGGAGGTTGGGGGGACTGCGGAGGAGGTGCTCCCTGAGGCCCGCCCTGTTGCGGAGCTCCGCCCTGAGCTTGAGCCATAAGCTGTTGCAGTACTTGCTCAACCTGTGGCCACTTTTTCTTCAAATCATCAATGAAGGCTTGCTGGCCCATTTCCAATTCAGCTTGGTCATCCGCTTCGTCAACTTCGAGGTTTAAGTCATGCCCAACTCCTGACAGCCTAAATATCTCATTTAAGATGTTAAATATTCTTTCCTTGCCTAAGGCTCCAGCCATATCTGGCAAAGATACCACTTGTTGAAACAATTGACCTAAAGTCTGTGCTGCCTGTGTATTTTGCTGACGCTCCGCTCCGTCTCTACTTGAAAATACAAATTCGTGAACAAGGCTTTCTGGGTTTCCAATTATATTCCTACCTGACGGTATTTCGTCTTGGTCACTTGTATCATCAATATCAAGACCAGCATCCCTGATGCTTTTTGCTGTAAATCTTTGTTTTACTGGAACATTAAACTCGGTAGTCGAACAAGCGATTAAGTGTTCGTACAACATTTTCTTTACCGCTGATCGCATTTCATCAATCCCCTCAGAGATAAATGAGTAAATTGTATTAGTGGAATTAGATATCTCTTGCACTTCTGTAGCGGAAATTTCTCTCTGCGCCGCTTGACCTAACTCTTGAGGCGAAAGAATCATCAATCGCTCAACCAAATTGAGTAACTGAAATAGACTATTTAAAGACTGACCAATTCCCCCAGCGAGCTCTTGGCTCACATCGACAACATTAATTATGTTTTTTGCATCTATTCCTAAGTCCGCAATCCTTGAGCCAGAATAAAATAATGCTTTCGGTTTTTCGTAAAATGTGTCTTCAGAAAGGCTCTGCATTAAGTAATCCTTAACATCATCATCTAATGCATCCTGATCAACAGAGATTATCTTAAACATACTGACCTTCATGTGATGAAGCATCGAGTAAATGATATTATTCATTTGGTCTTGATAAGGCATCAAGTCGTGAGCCATAGAGCAATTAGCCATACGGTCATCGTTTTGGTTAATTCCGCCGTAGACGGCTGGCAGAGACGGTAGCCACTCTGCGTACATGACCGTTTCATCTGATGCTACAACTAATTTTAACCAGCAATCAAAAGGATATCCACCAAGACCTTCTGCCTTAGGATTAACTTTCATAAACACATTTGAAAGGAACATTCCTTTGTCCTCATCCTCCCCTGCGTATATTCCAGTATGTGATGTTCTTTCGTTCTGAAAAGGAAAGTCATCCCTTAGTGTAGGGAAAGACATAATTGTAGGATCAAAATAATTATCAAAGAAATCTCTGTAGGCGTTTACTATTCCTTGCAAGGCATTCGTATAAGTTATTTCAGAGATGTTCCAAAATTGAGGATTATCTTTGACTGAAGAATATCTAACGATATCCCAGTAACCAATCCAACTCGGCCCCTGATTTGTATTAATACCTGAAAGTGGCTTTGAGTTATCATATATAACTCTAGTTGGGTGAGGCTCCACAAAAGAAACCCCCTCTTTCTCGACAAACGACTCTTTTTCGCCATCATCACTTTTCCTCCATTGCACCTCCCTCGTCCATGCCTCAGCGGGGAAAAGAACAGAGAAACCATACATAAACATACTTCTTATCGACTGAGAAAAAATATGCCTATAGTTGAACTGTTCAGACATAATCTCTACACGCTGACTTAATACCTCAGCTCTGATCTTAGAAGAAATATCCGTGCCTCTAGGAGCATATTTAAAGTATGGAAACAAATTACTGAATCTAGAAACTTGTGCGGCTACCCGCCTAGTAATGTAGGAGCGAATTATGTTTACAGCTACATCGTATATGCCCTGTAGGTTAATATTTTTTACAATACCCTCGTCATCATAATCCACGAATTGATCCTTAAGTTCTGGATCAATATTATCCATTTTTTCCGCACAGGTCTTGATGTTAATCTTACCCTGTGCGTACTGTAATAACGGTATGGTGAATTTATTAATCGGCAGAGAGTCCCAAGCTAAATCAACAGCAAGGTAAAGAGAATGATTCTTGCATGAATGACGAATTCCCTCGTGAATCCTAGATTGAACCATGTCTTGCATTCTTTCACGAATGACTAAATCATCTCCATCTTTTGCTGTAAAAACTTCTCGCAATCTTTTTTGCGTAGTGCCTGTCTCTTTAAGTATTTCTAGATCAACCATTGAAGTCAAAAACGTTTGGAATTACATCTGGGGCTATACCATTTAAGTACTTTCCCTCCATTATCGTAAGGAGAAGGCAAACTGGAGGTGGGAAGCGTCCAGCCACCGTATACTTTTGGAAGGTTGCATGAGGAACTGCCATCAAGCTTGCCAATTCGTTCTGCGATAATTTCAAGTAACCGCACAATCTTTCTATCCTGTCCCTCTTCCATCTTTTTACTAAATTAATTCTGCCATAATGTAAATCAATGGCAGTACTTGCAGGAGTTGAACCACTAAGCGAGTTCTTCCTCCTCGTCCTCGTTTTCCTCGTATGCTTCAGGCTCTTCTTCCTCCATGCCCATCTCTGGCTCAAACTCTTCTTCTTCTGACATTATTTCAACGCCCTCATCAATTGAATCAATTGTTGCACTCAGGCGTTCGTCATCAATTTCAGAAATTGTAGCCATGACGGTAAGTTTAATTTTTGTTCCAGCGGAAGCTCCCTCAAATTCACTCAAGAGTTCTTCATCCATTCCCATTTGTATTACATCCTGCATTAGTAAGCCCTCAATTTTACAAACAAATTTCTATTATCTTTACGCTCTACCGTTTGAGCTTCAACTTCAACTGCTGAGCCGTCGTTAACAAGAACCAACTTCTCGACTGAATTGCCATCACTATCTAAAGTGTTACTAGCATTTTCGTCTGCTGGCTTTACAATGCTACCCACCTTAGCAATCAATGTAATTTTTACTACATCATCAGCGCTGAGGTCTGGTAAAGCAAAAAGGTTTTTTTCCGTAATTTCTCCAGTTATACTTATACTTGCCATAACTGTAACCTAGATATTTGGGAATCAAAGATCAAGCATTAATTTCAATTAATGAACTTCTACTAGTACGAGGGGAAGGCGCACCTAGTCGGGCATCAAAATAAATTAACACATAAGACAAGGCATCAAAAGCGTGTAAGTACACCGAACGCCTTGGTTTCATCTCAAGAGAAGGGTCATACTTTCCATCCTTTGGCCTTTCGGTAACAATGTTATTCAAAAATTTAATAACTTCTATGCAGTTTGCCGAGATAAGAATTTCTTCCTGCATTAGCTTTGCCATGAGGATTCTAACTCTTGATTCAACAGAGCCAGAAAATTTAGGAGCCGCTTTCATTTTAATTGGTTCTAAATCAAAGTGGTCACATTTAGCTTTAGATATATCCTCAAAGTCCTTCCAGTCATAACTTCCTGTTTTCGCTCTATACTGATTAAACGCAGAGTTATCAGAAATGTGAACCCAGTTTAATTTCTCCCCCACGATCTCGTTCCACTTTTTCATTTTTCTATATAACTGAGGAACAATATTTGTGTAGGGAACTTTTTTATTTATTAAAACAAGTTCATCAAAAACTATCCAAATGCTCTTCTTGGCTCCAACCAAGCATTGCATAAAGATAAAAGCATTATTAACTGAGCCCGCATCATAACCAATAACAACAGGAAAGTCCTTGATTGGGCATATTGCTTGCGTAGCCCCACCTTCTTTAATCGCTGGCTTTCCCACTACATGAATGTTTTTATCGAAGTACGGGCCGAATAAAGCGTCGCCTGACGGTCTATCAATCCATTTACCCTCAAGCATTCTTTGTGCTTCTATTGGATCGTTGGCAACTGCCTCCATAACCCGATCATAGTAACCTTTTGGTAAATTCTTAACATTTTCCTGAATTTTGACATGAACCACATGATAATCAGTATTCCATTCACCTGACTTTAAAGGTACTTCAAAAAATCTTTTGTATACCCAATGACTTGGGCCAGCAGGATTGCAGGCAGCGGTATACTGTTGGCATCCGTCAATTCCTTGCCTTCTGCCCAACTGCTGAACAATTGCATCGAAGTAAGCAGTAGAATCCAAATTAGTTAACTCATCAATAAAAACATAGCTCGGTTCATATCCTTTTATTCGATCTGTAAGAATATTACCAAACGGTGCTGACAAAAGTGAAATTCTTGACCAACCTCCATACCTATTCTCAACATCTATAAATGGCTGCTTCTGCAAATCTAACTTCTCATCAGTATAACCGATTCCTAAACCTTCTTGCCACTCTGGTAAAATTTCTGTCTGCAATTTGTGCCACACTCCACCTTGAGTTGCCTGTGCCTTTACTCCGACAATAATTAAACACAGCCCATTAAACGACTCGTAGGCGTGACGAACTAATTTATGTCCGCCCAATACAAATGTTTTTCCTGACGCTCTTTCTCCGTAAGCTAAAATGTAATTTGCAGTTGAATTAAATAATTCTAGCTGACTACCAGATAGCTTTGGATGCCAAGTCTCAAGCTCGCCCTTTGCCTCCTTAGACTCATCGAGCTTCTTTAAGATTGTATCGGCATCAATCTTCCTGATTTTCGCCATCGTCCTTTTCTTTTAGAGGTCTAAATCCTGCTTTTCGCTTTTTATCACCCTTCTCGCGCTCTGTCATCTTTAACATTAAATCTAGCCCGTGCAGAATTCTGTCATAAAATTTTCCCTGCTGTTCTGTTGCTTGCATATAAAGACGCATTTTTAATATTTCCTCCTCAGCATCCAAAGCTCCGCCATGTATATCATCCGACAACTTCTCAGACATTTCAAATAAAGATACATTTTGTCTGATCCCCATCTTCTGCGTCAGCTTTAAGCCTTCACCCATATATTGCCCAACAGAGTCATCGAACTCCTTGAATATTTGAAGCTTCTCTGCATTCGCAGGATTATGCAACATCGTCTCGATGTCATTCATAAAAGCCTCTTTACCGTTCTTCTCTAAAGCTTTTAAAAATTCACCAGCAGGGGGCTCAATGGTCTCATCCCTGACCATAAGTTCCGTCTCACTTAGTTTATGGCCTTGGTTCCCTGCCGTCACCCATACCGCTTTCAAACGAGGGTCTCTGTAAATTCTTCGACGCACCTGATCGGCTGTGATCCCTAGCTCTTCTCCGACTTTCGCATAATCACCGTTATGCTTGGTCATTAAAGCACTAACTTGCTCCGTTGAGAATGTCCGTCTTCTGGGCATGAAAAAACTTTTTTAATAAAGGAATATACTTAGTTTGCCACTCAGGACTGCACTTAAGATAAGCGAAGCTTCCACTATTAGCCAACGCATAGGCTGCGTTCCTGACCTTCCAGTCAAAAATATCAAGATTGCAACCTTTGCAAAAACTTCGAGCATGAGAAAGATTGACCGTGCTCCAATTATGTAGACCCGACAAATGCTCCACTATTTCAATCGGAATTTCACCTCGAATTGCTATTTCTTGATCTGTCAAGACACGCACACTTGACTTACCCACTTTCTCTCTCGCTAAAAGTCTCACGAATATGGGCGGGAAAAAATCAAATATCTCCCAACCCTTCCTAATCTTTCGCATTTTTTTCGTTATTCTTTACGATCCTATGTAACTCTAAGGTAGACTCTTTAATCGTAGCTGACTCCTTGGGTTTCAACAGCTCATGCGGGGCATGGCCTATAACCAAAGGTTTCCCGCTGTTTGCCCTGAATCCAAGTAAGACATACCCGTCAAACATCTCCTCTAGTCTTGGCTTTAAATACTTCTGAATATCTTTTCCGTTCATCGCTTCCACTAATTGATTATGAATGCCGTGATTTGGTTATGCAAGAAAATAATGTCACCATATGTCACCAAGGCTCTGAACCTCAGTATTAATGTGACATAATAAGAGGACTGAAAATCCTTGTGTCCCCAGTTCGATTCTGGGTTTCGCCACCACCCGTGGAACACTAATCACCACTCCTAGTATGGGATTGAGAGTGTTTAAAAGTGTTGACAGATGTAAATTAGTTATGCGTAAAATCTGTCACCCGTTTGTCACCAGAGGGGTTTTTCGTAAATTCTGTCACCCGTTTTGTCACCAAGATTATGATTCGAGCACCGTATATCGACCAAAAAAAAAGAGCTTTAGGGAAACATTCTTGGTGCGTTGAAACAAATATCGGTAAAAGAAAACGAAAATATTTTAAAACTCGTACCGAAGCATATGCTTACAAGAATGAATTATACCAATATATGCTTGAAGGAACGGATGAATCCTCTTCGGCGGAACACATATTGCTCTCCACAGCTTTATCGAAGCATTTAGCTAATCTTACTAATCGTGGTGCTAGAGAAGAAACCATAACATCAAGGAGAGTTAAATGTACTCACTTTGTAAAACATTGTCGTACAATTGGACTGCCTCGTCTATCGAATATTAGCCGTCAGGTCTTAAAAGATTATATTTTATCAAAGAATAAAGAATCTACCAGAATGACTACCCGCTCTGAAGTCGGAGGGTTTCTGAACTGGTGTCACGAAAATGATCTTACGCCTACCCACTTTTACAAAGTAAAGTGGGAACATAAGCTCGAAGATGAAAAATTAGTTGAGACTTTAACCGTTGCGGAAGCAAAGGAGCTTATGGAAGCAATCCCTGACAGCTACAAGGTGGCTATGGCATTAATGCTATTCGCTGGCATCCGTCCATATGAGGTTCCACGAATTAAATGGGAATTAGTTTACCCTGATAAAAATTTAATTATCATCGAAGGAATTTCAGCTAAAACTAGAAAAGTCAGGAAATTAACTGATCTACCGCCTAACTTGTGGGCGTGGATTAAAAAATATAAAAGTAAGTCGATGGGAGACAAGGGGCCGATCAACCGATATCGAGTTTTCCATAAGCACAGAAAAAAAGCCTGCGTTAAATGCGGGATCGTCTTCCCTCACGACGGAGCGAGGCACAGCTTTGGAAGCTACGGATATTGGTTTGGTGGAAAACCTTGGGCTATGAGGCTAATGGGACACAGCAATGAAAGTGTGTTCAATGCTCATTATTTAGATACGGGAATTAGTAAAAATGAAGCAGAAAACTATTTTAGAATAATTCCCTAATTACTGAGAATATTCAGTTCAAATTAGCAAAATATCCAAACTCCTGCGCCTCCAATATGAGTCTAGAGTAACAGAAGTATGATTGTAGTATGAGTCAGATCACCCTACGCGCGCCCGTGTTATGCGCACCAGCGCGCGGATTATTCTTACGAATAATATAATATAATAATATATATATTAGAGTTTTGAATTACTTTCATCTTTGTAATTCAAGGCGAATCTTTGAACGGCTATCCATTTAGGCAATGTCGGGTTTGGGGATTTCAACATTTCGATTGCACATTCAACTGACCTCAGGGCAAAGGTATTTATTGGCATTCCATCGAGGTTTTCACAAAGACTAGTAATGTCATTGTAAAGATCAGTGTTAACTCTTAACCCGATGGCTTTTTCAGTTGTATTAGATTTCATTTTTTATATTTCTATTTTACTTTTTATGTTTTTTCCAATTCCCGTCAAACCAATGCCACCCTTCTACGCTCAGCTTTTGAGCGTAAATGCGGTTCGTTGACTCAAGCATCCTAATTTTTTTTTCATTGGAAAGATTATAATTTATATTTTTAAGGAAAATAACAGCTCCAAAAACAGCTCCAAAAACAGCTCCAATAGCAAAACCGATAGAACACCGCCGCCAAATATTAATGGCTCCAGCAAATTTAACATTTTTTATTTTCTGATCAAATTCTATTTCGTGACTTACAGAATCAAGTTCAACGGAAATTTTATGGGGGGAGATTTTAGAGTTTGGAAGAATTTTATCGTTCATTACTTTCTGCTGTCGGAGGTTATTAATTAAAAAAATATAATACAAAAATTGTTAATTTCTTAATATTGTCAATACTTTTTTATCACTTTTAACCATTTTAGATAACAAGACACAATTTATTTTTGCATTTTGTTGTATTTAGATATTGACTCTTGTGTGCATTACTATTGTCTGGTGGCATGGATGTAGAAAAAGTGGATATCAAACAAACGATTAGTCTATCGGATGCGGCGAAAGCACTTGGGCTAAAATCATTTAGAAATGTTAAGCACCTCATAAAAAAAGGATTATTGAAGGCATATAAACCTAAATTTTCCAGAAACACACGAGTGCTAATTACCGAGGTTGAGGAACTCGCCAAAATGGAGGAAGTATGAAAAAATCCGAGAACATAGAAAAATTAACAACAGCTTTGAATAAAGCACAGGCGGAAATGGGTGGAGCTGTTAAGGGTGAAGCGAATACATTTTTCAAAAATAAATACGCTGACCTTAGCTCGATCATAAAGGTAATTAAGCCTTCCTTTGCAAACAACGGTTTAAGCTATTCTCAGTTTCCTATTACCTCAGAAAATAGAATTGGGGTAGAGACGGTTATATTTCATTCAAGTGGTCAATTTGTTTCAAATGAATTCACCATGAATGTCCCTAAGGCTGACCCCCAGTCTGCGGGTAGTGTGATAACATACTGTCGGAGATATGCTTTACAGGCGGTGGCGGGGGTTCCCGCAGTCGATTCGGATGCAGAAGAATTCATGCAGACAATCCGAGAGACTAAACCTGAGCCTAAGGAAACTAAGAAGCGTATTGGAAAACATGGCGAGGAAAGTAAATGGGATATGATCCCTGACAACGCCACTTTGAGGAAAAAAGGATTAAGTGGCAGGACTTTGGAAGAATTAAGTTTGGACGAGCTGGATACCTTGGCGGGTATTGCGACAAAGCCATATTGGCAGGAAGCAATTAAAGCTCAGAAATCAATTGAAGCGGGTGCTATTGCTCAGACGGCTGAGTTGGAATGGGATAATGGAACAAGCGGATAAAAGGTCATACAATGGTAAAAGGCTTCCCTCTGGCTCATCGCTAGGAGAGTTGTTCGAATGCAAGGGTAGGTTCCTTGCAGAACAAAACTTCGAAGAACGAGAGACAGAGGAAGCCAACCTTGGCACGATTGCACATGAGCACATGGCTGAGGAAACCGATATAGATGAGGTTCCAGATGAATTAAACTATTTAGTTTATAAAGCACGGGAGCAACGAGCTTTAATCCTAGAAGAATTTAAAAAAATCTGCCCAAGTGTAACCAAGATATCTAGAGAAGTACGACTTTGGTGCAAGGACGGCGATGAGGCTTATTTCTCTGGTGAAATTGATTACTTTGAGGTGAGTGAAAATGAGGAGTTTGCAGTTATAATAGACTATAAATTCTTCAGCGGGTACTACAAGCCTGCCGATCAAAACAGGCAGTTGCAGACATATAGTGTCCTTCTCAAGGACGAGTACCCAAAATTAAAAACAATTTTTATAGCATTGGCTCAGCCGATGTTGGATCAGTGGACAACAGCAATAATTGACGGCGATAACCTTCCTGCTCTTAGGGCAAGACTAGTTCAGTTATCAAGGGAAATACAACAAGAGGGGGCAGAGCGAAAAGCAGGGATTCACTGCAAGTGGTGCAAAGCTTTAGCACACTGCCCTGAAGCATATGAATGGGTTAAAAAAAATACGGGAGAAATTGAAATGGATAATGTTGGAAACGACGAACTTAGTGAAAAAATGGCTATGGTTCCTACTTTGGAGCAATGGTTCAAGGCAGTTAAGAAACTCACTAAAGACAGGCTGGAAAAGGGCATTGATGTCCCTGATTACAAGCTTCGCAAGAGTGGTAATATTACTACTTTCAATGTGCCTGAAGCTGCAAAGAAGATGTTTGACGCTAACCTTTCGGTCGATGAATTTCTTAAATGTTGCAGTCTCAAAGAAGCCGAGCTCATCAAAGTCTGGGCCAAAATCACCGCCATGCCTGTAGCAAAAGCGAAGAAGGATTTACGGTTGCGTCTGGAGTCAGCTATTAAGCAAAAACCAAAAGCTCAGTCGGTTGTTAAGGCATGATTGAATTTTTCATAAACTGCAACCCCCCACGATCAACCGCTCAGTCGGCGAATCGAGTGGGAGTCAAAAAAGATGGGAAGCCATTTTCCTACAAAACTTCAAAAGGGAAAAAGCAGGAGCAGGATTTCATTAGTCTACTAATGCCTTTTCAGCCTAACAGCCCTATGCAGGGAAGTATTAAGCTGGAGATTGATTACAGGTTACCATTTTTAAAGTCTGAGAAAAAAGCAATTGTTGCGATGGGGGAAGTGTTTCACGACCGCAAGCCTGACCTAGATAATTTAATAAAAATGTTTCAGGACACTATGGGCAAACTTAGATTCTGGAATGACGACTCACAGGTGGTGTTTCTTGTCGCTAGAAAATACCGCTCAAGTATTGCGGGCATTAGAGTAAAAATGGAACCGCTAGAAACCGAGGGACTTTTGAGTAAGTGGTAATGCATCGGATTACGATACAGTTTAACGACGCAACGATGAGTCGCTTGGAGCAGCTTCAGGAAGAATCCTCCCTGCCCTCTTTACAATCAGTTTTACTTTCAGCTTTTGCAAATTACCGTTTGGACATTAAACCAATCGCCCCAAAGAAAACAGCGGTAAAAGCAAAAACGAATAAAAAAGAATTAGGCGAGGGGCCAAGAGCTAAAGATTTAAATGAGGTAATTAAATTCTTTAAGGGCAAAGTGGCGGAGCCCGTTGCACCAAAAGCTAAAATATTCTTCGACCATTATCAGGCGAATGGATGGAAGCAGGGTGGAAATAAACCATTAAAAATGTGGGGCTGTGCATTAACCACATGGCTAAATAGACAGCCTGAGTGGAGACCAGTTGAAATAATTTTAAAAGGATCGGAAGGACTTGAACTAAAGGATGTCTTGCAGTGGTTTCACGCAGAGCGTCCTCAAGTCTTTGAGAAATACAAACACGCAGAGAATATAGGAGAAATAGATGATTACTACATCGATGAGTATAGACAAAACATCTAATATTGAGGCAGAGAGAGGATTTCTTGCTTCAGTTGGAGTTGACAATAACAAATTAGTTGAGGCAATTGCCAATAAGGTAACCGAGGAATGGTTCAGCGAGCCACTTCATCAAATGATATGGAAGTCAGCGGTAAAAAACCAAGATGACGAGTGTATCGACATTGCGGTAATGACTGATCTTAACGATCAGTGGAATGAAGTGCAGGAAGTTTTTGCATCCGTTGACACAAGTGTTGGGTTTCGCACTTTTCTTAGGGAACTCAAAGAGACCTACAAGAAAAAACAAATTCGCAAGATGACTCTTAAGACGCTTGATGATCTCAACGATGGGGTAGATTCAAGCGTTATTTTATCAGAAACAGACAAGGAGCTTACAAAATTAGCTCAGGAACAAATGTCATCCGTCAGAACGGGAACTGAGGTTCTCGCTAGTGCAGAAAAGAATTTAATTGAACGCCAAAATCTAGGCGATGGATTACAGGGAATCCCTTCTGGAATTAGAAAGCTAGATATGTACACAAAGGGATTCAAGAAAGGCAACAATGTGGTAGCCGCAAGGACGGGAATGGGGAAAACTGCCTTTGCAGTAGAGTGTGCAGTTTCCTGCCTGCGGGAGAATAAGAAGCTTTATTTCGTTAACTTGGAAATGGAAGCCGAAGATTTAATTACTCGAATGCAATGCAACCTTGCGGATGTGGCAGTTTTTCCAATTGAGGATAATACAGCATCTGAAAGCCAGAAGAAAAGATGGCAGGAATCAATTAATTTCTTAGATAAAAGCAAGCGTGAGGAAACCTTGTGGTTTGATGATGAAGCAGGATTAACATTCTCTCAAATTAGAGCGAGGGCGAGGAAGCTGGCAAGAAAAGGACTTGATATGATGATCGTGGATTATGTTCAGATCATTAACTCTGAGGCGGGTAAAGAAGATGAAACAAATTACAACCGAGTAAGTTACGCTTCACGGCAGTTCAAAGTTCTATCAAAAGAGCTTGGCATTCCTATCATTCTCTTGGGGCAACTTGCACGACGGGCGGACGAGGATGGTAGAAGACCAAAATTGTCTGATCTTAAAGAATCGGGAGGATTAGAACAGGATGCGGATTTGGTTTTATTTATTTGGAAGAAAGAAACGACCTCGAACAATGTAATTCTCAGTATAGGAAAACAACGAAATGGCCCCACCAATAAGGATATTGATTTAGTATTCGATGGTGCGAAGTCCTCCTTTAGACCACCAACAACTTTATGTTAACAATCACTAATAGATAAGATATGGCAACAGTAGCAAAACTAACGCTTATGGGACACTTGACAAAAGACCCAGAGCAAAACGAAAAAGTCGAGAGCTTAGTACAGTTCTCAGTAGCACATAATGTTCGGGACAAAGACGGGAATGAAACGCCCGCTTACTTTGAAATCGATGCATGGCAAAAAGCAGGAGAGTTTATTCTTAAAAACTTTTCTAAGGGCGCTGGGATTTATCTGGAAGCTGAGGTCTCTCAATACGCATGGGAAGATGAGAACGGCAAAAAGAGAAGAAAGGAAAAGTATCGATTGATACCTTTTACTGCAACTTGGCCTGCTGGTTCTGGAACTAAAAAGGAGGATGCAATATGAGCGAAGAAGAAGAAGTGGAAAAAGAACTGACACTGGAAGAGCGGATTGAGGCCGTGGAAAAAGGAGCAGCAGGAGTCGGAATCGTACAGCAAATCATAGACAGACTGCGTAACATGAGTTCTGAAATTGAAAAGCTTAACCTTAAGCTGGAAAACATTGAACTTAAACAACAGCTCGCAAAGTCAGACGGAACTGAATGAATGGCTGACCGATTTGACCTCTAATGGAGTATTTCAAAAAGAAGTCGCTGATGCATATGATCGTTTTTGGAAAAAAGATCAGATTGCTGGATTCTATAGGGTAAATGGTAAGCTTGTGAGAATTGGCACAGGAGTACCCCGTAAGGAACCTAATAAAGATCATTGGCGAAGATTTAAGAAATGCAAATAGAACACTTCGAGGCAAACAGATATCTCGTCAAGAGCCTCTCCAACCCAATGCTTGTCCAGTTAGTAGACTTGGACGAGTACGACGGATACGGAGAGTGCTCTTGCGAGTATTTTCAATACATGATTGGCCCGAAACTTAAGAAAGGAATTAAACCATTAAAGCAATGTCGGCATCTGAAAGCAGTGAAGAATCTGATCAAGAAGAAGTAGAACAAGAATGCAATGAGTACTATCTAGTACTCGCTAAACTATATGACGAGGAGGATATAATATCACCACCACATGAACATACATACTATAAATTTTTTTAACGGACGCTGGTATCTTGTTAATTCAGGAGGCATTAATGTCGCAGAGTTTTCTTCAAAGCAGAAAGCTCAAAATTATCTGGCTGAGCTTCAACTTTATAGGTGCAGAAATGTAACCTAGATATTTATATGAACGAATTGGACGAGTGGGAATTTGATGAAGGAGTGCAGATAGTGGATGGATATGACACCTGTATCATCGGGAAGGACTACAAGGATGGTAAAGCTGTTTATTCTATAGAGCGAATGATCGAACTGATGATGACACGAGACGGACTCACAATGGAGCAATCTATTGAATATTTTGATCATAATATCGGAACCGCATATATCGGCGAAATGACACCCATTTACATCTGGCAGGGAGAAAATTATAATGACAACATCTACAAACTTGAAAAAGTACAGGAGTCCTGATTTCTGCGAAGGGGAAAAATTGCCCCGCTCATCGCAGTTATCAATCTCCATTACACCAAAACAAAAAACCGCATTACTCGCACACGCACGGGAAAAGAAAAAGTCTGCGAGCAGAATAATAAGAGGTATACTTAAAGCGGAGGGTATAATATGAAAGGCACACAAATATCAGATAAAAATTTGATGGATGAGGCATTATCAGAGTTTACAGATAAAGCGGTTGAGAAGTTTTTATCAGGCATCGAGGAGCATAACCCTGATGGCACAAAAGGTATCTGTATAATGTCCGTCAGAGACAGAATTAAAAACGCTAAAGAAGAAGTCATAGATTTATGGTTTTACCTTTGCTCTATCGAGAAAGGGCTAAAATGACAGAGCTTTTTATATTCTTAGTTATCGCTATGATTTTCACCTTTTTGATGTTTAAAATATTATGAAAGATTTTGAAATAAAATATCCACTAACAGAACGAGACTTACTGTATGCAGATCAAGATTTTCAAGAGTTTGACAAGTTACACGAGCCAGACAAAACTGAAAATGTAATGCTCTTAAAAGCACTTGTTAAAGTTGCATTTATTAATGGATATGTATCAGGGACAAAGACACAACAAATGTCATTATGTACTCAGCCTAGACTATATATAGAAAATATTCTTGAACAGTTCGGCAAGTGGGCAAAAACAACATGGTTTAATCCCAAAGAAGCAGGCGGCCTGTATCATCTAACTTTACCCACATTAAAGCCGTTTGCTCAGTCAGCAGTCGCTGAGATGGAGGAGGAGCTAAAGAAAAAGTTTCAGAATCTAAAGGATGAAAGTAACTCTGAGTGAACAGGAAATTGTTTGCGGATGCATGACTGGTTTAATGCGTCATGCAGATTCTGTAGTCAATAAACGCAAATCAAGATTCCCCGAAAAGTATGCGGGGCAAATGCTCCTGAACCATCAACTGGCAGCGTGTGCAGAAATGGCATTCTGTAAGATGATTGGGGTATACTTTGCCAATACAAAAAATACCTTTCATGTCGCTGATGTAGGAAAGAACATTGAGGTAAGGTTCAGCAATACTGGATTACTAAAAGTCAGAGCCGATGACAATGACATGGCGGTTGTATCTATGAGCGGGAACTTAGACGGATTTACCTACAACGGCTGGATAAGCTCTGAGGAGGCAAAATACGATCACTACAAGAAGGACTTCGGCAACTACGGAAAGCCCGCCTACTTCGTTCCATTAAACAAGTTAAGTCTTAAAACACCACCTATTGTTACCTAAATAACTTGATAAATAAAAAATTTTTTGGTATATTTGGTTATCAATCCATAGACCATGAATATAGCAACCCATTGGCACGACACGGTGGAGCCCGAAACTCCTCAAGATCGTGTTGCTCGTTTAAAAGAATGGCTAGGACTGTTATTGCAGATAGGTGAAGACAATAGAAGAAGAATTCACGAAGCTGAGAAAGAACTCCAAAAACTTGATTTGCATAGTGCTCAAGATAAAGAGTTATGACTTGCCTGCTTTTAACGATCCTCTAAGTACCCATTTTTTCGAGCCCAAATCGGACTCGCATGAATCCGATCATGGCATCGTCGGCACACGCTTAGCCAGCTCTCTACATCTAAGTAGAATTTACCTCTTCCTTTTTTGTGATGAACATCTGTGCTTTTTGCTTTTGTACAGACCTCGCATGAGGGCAATTCCTGTAGGAATTTCTTTCGCAGTTCTGAGTATATCTTCGAGGCTTCTTGTCTTGCTTTTGATATTCTCTTCATTGGCGTTTTTCGCTTGAGAGGAGTTCTTTTCATAATTTTTCAATATTGGTAATATCCCAATAGTCTTCTAGGTCTGGCATAGCACCCATGACATACTCGTCCCCGATCTCGTAAAAGAAAAAGAATTTTATCCAATCCAGCTTTTCCGACGTTGATCGCGCGATAATCTTTGTTTCGGGCGAGCAGAATACGTGTGTATGGAGTCCTTGTCGTTGTTTAGCCATTCGTTCCATTTGCTACAAAGTACATCCGCTTCTTCTTGAGTGCCAGCGTGTCGGTCTAAGGTCGGCAAGTTTCCCTTACTTAATCTTGCTCCAATAGGACTTTCACCAAAAGCTTCATGCCTAAACCTAATTAAGTAACCAAATCCTGACTCATCAGGAGTTGATATAAATTCCCGCTTGTAGCTAGGTGGGGCAATCTTCATTTGCGAAGCCAAGACTCTTCATCATAGGCTGACCAACCAATAGCATTGCCATATTTAGTCCTTCCCCAGCATTCTTCGTAGATTATATTGCTAAATGGGACATAACATCCGCATCCACGGCTCGATCCTGACCACGGACGACATCTTTTGTGGTCTTTATCAAATATAGGGCATCTTAGACAAGTCTTGTACCTTCTTGCCCATTCTAGGCGATCATTACGCTTACGGAACATAAAAAAGGGTAAAATCTTTAAAAAACCTATAAAAAGTGCCTTAATTGGTGCTTTTTCAAGCTTCAGTACCTTGTGAAACTCTCTAAATCTCTTCATACAACAGAGGCAAAGGCTGAATCATACTGACTTTCGTCTTCTGATTCCGCATTCTTAATTGCAAGTGCAAGTTCTTCTGCCCCTGTTAGGGCTTCCTCTTGAGTACTGGGTGTCCAGTCTACCGCTTTTGCATATGCTCTGAGGTCTGGGCCTTGATCTGCTTCAATTTCCCCTGATCCTGCAAGGTGTCCTAACCCAACTTCTTCCAGTGCATCATTCAAAGCTGCTGATCCGTAAGTTGATTCATACGCTGCCCTACCGTCTGGGCTATTTAAGTTAATTCCATTTTTAAAGTACTGTCCAGAACCACGACTACCTAATCCACCGAATAGAGAATTAGATTCTGAATCTCCACTTGGCGTACCGTAAGCATTATCACCAGCGTTATAACTATTCCCTGCAACAGATTTGATCTCAGGTCTGCCTGCCACAGGAGCTGGAGCGTTATTATTAATCGTAATACTGGTGGTATCATCATCAGAGATATTTGAAGTTGAAGAACTGCTTGAGGACGAAGCCCCATCTTTACCAAGTGAATCAAGCCCAGCACCGCCAGCAATTAATGCCGCGCCGCCTGCTGTACCGAGTGCAAGGTTCAACGGTAATGCCCCAACTCCTATTACATCTTCAAGTACTCCTCTGGAGCCCTGCTTGATATTTTCCATAGCAGCAGGATTTCTTGTTACTCCCTGATAAATACCACGACCAACTTGAGGCACATCCTGAAACACAAAATCAACCAGATCATCTCCAACTGCATCATCTGCTCGTTGACCAGCCGCTGAGACGGAATCTCCAATCATCTCTAATCCAGCACCTATTTTTGCAGGAACTTGACCAAGTGTTTTAGGAAATTTCTCGCTCATCCAGTTAAATGGTTTAGCCAAGTAATCAATACCAGCACCCGCCACATCACCCACAAAACTTAAGGGATCACCTAAACGATCCATTGCTGGGGATACTGCATTTCCCATTCTTGTAAATGCAGCAGGCTCACCATAATCACTATAATTAGATACTGGTAGTGAGCGGTAAAATCTATTCCATCTTTCCTGAGTGGTATCTTGAAACCTACCGTCCCTGCCATAATTATTCCTCATCCCACTTGTCCAGTCCTCATTCCCCTTGTAAGTACTCAGAGAGGTCGCATTAACACCTTGAGGATAGATATAATCCATATAGTCAGGTGTTGAATTAGGATCATAGTCCTCCATATACATTGGATCATTTGCATCTATTCCTATGTACAAGGGGTTTTTGGTGAACGTATCAGTTTCTTCCTGTTCGCTCGGCTTAAGCGAGTCATCATAAGAGTACAGCTCTCCAGTCTTAGGATTTATTACACCTTCATACTTACCACCTTTAGCTACATCTTTTTTAGTTAATTTCCTAAATATAAACCGTGGGTTTCCTTGTGAATCTACAGGATTTGTAAAATCCTCATAGTAGCTTGCCGTATCTCCTAAGTCGTCAGAAGTAGAAACTGCTGAGGGGGGAAGCATAATTGGGCTGACCGCAGCCGATGCTGGTATAACTTTAGTTAGCTTGCCATCCTCATCGTAGATGTATTCTGGCCCTGTCAGGCGAGGCAATATATCCGTAGAACCATCAGACATAGTATACCTACTAAGTTCAGTCTCCGATATAAAGGTGTTCTTAGCGTATTCTGGATCAGAAGCTAGTGTTTTTTCGTAAGTTTCATCGGAAACTAAAAGTAATTCTGTACCCATTAATGAAGCTAATTGAAGCTTTTGCCTCAATGGATCAATTAATGCCATTTCATCACCTGATGTACCAAGCTTAACTTGGTTAAGATAATCCTCTATCCTTCCAAACTCTGCAAGATCATCAACAAATTGCTTGTAAGTAAGCAGTGCATCAGACATGGATGCTTTATACAAAGCCTTGGCCTCACTGTTTGAGACTTCGATTCCCTCCTTTTTTATAGCACTCTCAGGTATTTCAATACCAGCTGATTTAAACCAATCTGCGATTTTTGAGCCTTCCCCTGAATCTCCCCCATCTGCAATTCCTGCCCGATCTGCTTCCGCTTCTATTCGCTCAAAATCTTTACCTAGCTGTTCATTACCCAAAGTTATGCCAGCCAAAGGTGAATCACCACCATCTCCATAAATGGAAGGTATGTAATCAGGATCAGGAGTATTAGTATTAGCAGGAGGAAGAAGTCCATACCGTTCACCATTAATTATTATACCAGAGCCTTTTTCACCACTAGTGACTTCATAATCTGCTCCTGATAAGATAGCATTCTCTAAGGATTTTAGCTCCTGTTCTGTAAATTCTGTCCTAGTAAGACCTTGTGTTGTATCATTATCAGAGTCTTGCCTTGTCCTTACCGCCGCCTTGAACTGTTCATACTGCTCGGCAGTCATTTCGTTACCACTTGCGGTAGTAACTACTCCCGTAGCCGTATTCTTTACCCACCCTTCTGGATAAAACTCTTCTTCCCCATCATTCAATCGATCCTGAGCTACGGGGTC